TTCCAAACACTAAAGTTTTAAATTTAATAAAAGGCTTAATTACTAATGATAAAGTACTTTCTCCTAAAGACAAAGAAACAGCAATAAAATTATTAGAATTTGATATAATTGAAATGCAAGAAGTTACTAAAAGATGGTCATCAGATATGGCATCTGATTCTTGGTTAAGCAAAAATGTTAGACCTATTACATTAGTTTTTTTTTCAGTATCATATGTACTAGGATGGTTTCTTGAATATCCCTTAGATAGTATTACAGGATTATTATCATTAATTGTAGGTGCTTATTTTGGTTCTAGAGGTTTAGAAAAAATAAAAGCTATAGGTAAATAGAATAGTTTATCGGGATCATTATTTTTATGTAATTATTAAGATTATATTTATATATAATTATTTAGATATTATATTTAAACAATAAAAAAATTTAAATTTATTATTTTTATTTCGCAATAAAAAGCATTTTCTTTAAAAATTTTATAAAAATGAAATACACTACAGAAAAAATTGATCAAATTTATAATTATAAAACAATATCAAACAATGAAAAAATTGATAGATTATTAGAAATTGATGCAAATCAATATACTAATTGTGGGATTGATTCTACAAAATTTGAAAAACAACAAGTAAAAAAAAATAGCACATATATATATAAGACCATAAAAAAAATAGATGAGAAAATTGGTGTTTCACTATTAAAACATCAAGATTAATGGCAAAAAAACTTACAAGAAGTAAATTAGTTAAAAAGCTAGATACTATATTTAGTCAATATATAAGACAAAAAAATTCATTAAATGAGATAGCTACTTGTTTTACTTGTGGTAAGACTGATCATTGGAAAAAACTACAAAATGGTCATTTTCAAAGTCGAAGACATTATTCTACTCGATGGGATGAAATAAATTGCCAAGTACAGTGCGCTGGGTGTAATGTATTTAAATATGGTGAGCAGTATGTTTTTGGAAATAAACTTGATCAAAAGTTTGGAACGGGAACTGCTAGAAGATTACACATTAAAGCACAAAAAACAATAAAATATAGTGATAGTGACTTAGTAAATATGATAAAAAGATATAAAAATTTTGTAGATTGTTTTTAAAGCACTATATTTGAATGTCTAGTTATTGTTATTACTAAAGGGTTAAATTTATTTAGCCTTTTTTTTATGGATGAGTTGGAAGTTATTAATAATTTTGTTTATATTTATAAAGAATAATAATAACAAATTAAAATAATGATAACACAAAAAGACACAATTAAAGCAGAAATTAGGCTTTTAGAAACACAATTACAGCACGCAGCTTTATTTAAAGATGCATTTTCTCAAATTAAACTTTATAAAGAATTAGAAGAAAAAAAATCAATCTTAAATACTTTGGAATGGATGTAGATAATGTAAGAACAAGTTATTCACATCAAGGCAAAAATCAATTAATAGCATATTATATTGATAGATGTGAAGCATTAGAAAGTAAAATTCAATTTTTAGAAGCACAATTAGATGTTGCTTTACTTAATTCAAATAAATATAATGAGATATGAAAAGAGATAAATTATTAGAACTTTATAAAAAATATGATCTTACTGCAGATGATGTTTTTAAGCATCAGCACTATGTAATTATTACAAGAACAGGCATTGATAAAATTCAAGGTATTGAACAAATAGACATTAATTATGAAGTAATTAAGTGTGATCAAAATTTTGCTGTAATGAAAGCAATAGCACAAAAAGAAAATAAAAAAATACAAACATTTGGAAGTGCCTTAAAAGGAAATAATTTTAAAGATGGTAATTGCAGTAGTTGGTATGTTGCCGAAATGGCTGAAAAAAGAGCAATGAGTAGAGCAGTATTAAAATTAACAGGTTTTTATGAACTTGGAGTATTTGGAGAAGATGAATCTGATAGTTTTAAAAAATAAATTAGTAACTAAATAAACAAATATAAATTATGGGAGCAATTATTAATGCAAGTATTAATGTGGCAAAAATGCCAAAAGAAAAATTCGTCAAAGGTAAAGATGGTGCTGTATGGTACAACTTTACAATTTCAATAAATGACGACACACGTTATGGAAATAATGTTGGAATTATGGATAGTAGAACTGCTGAAGAAAGAGAAGCAGGTAAACCAGCACTTTATTTTGGTAATGGAAAAGTGGTGTGGATTAAAGATGTTGAAAATAATCAAGGTAAAATTTCTTTAGCTGAAAAAGAAGAAGAAAAATTAGATATTATTTCAGGTACTGAATCTGCTCACGTGATCAAAGATGATTTGCCTTTCTAATAAGTTAATCTAGCTTTAAATTAGGGTATGGGTTTAATAATTCATACCCTTTTTTTATTAAAAACAATAAATAAATATAAATTTAAATAATAAAGTTATGGAAAAATGTGCAAATTGTAGTGATATAGTATTATACCCAGATGAACAATGTCCGGATTGTAATAGAATAGGTTAATTAATATTAAAAAAAAATAATACATTTAGTAAATGACAACTAAACAGACCGAACACGATATGCTAATGCAATTCATTGAGGAAGATTGCTTTGTAAATTCACACCAAAAAATAGAATATCCTCCTGTAGCTTTATCTTATAAAGAAAAATTAATAAAAACTAAGAGTGGTGATTCTTTATTACCAATACCAATAGGAACTTATGGAAATCTAAGTGTTGTAACAGCACCACCAAAAACAAAAAAAACTTTTTTTATTTCTTTACTTGCTTCAGTTTATTTAAGTGGAAATAATATTTATGGTGGTAATATAAGAGGACATCGCGATAGTGGTCATTTAGTTCACTTTGATACAGAGCAAGGTCATTGGCACTGTCAAAAAGTATTTAAAAGAGTTTATGATATGGATAGCAGTATTCAACCAGATGTTTACCATACTTTTGGACTACGTACAATAGGTTATAAGATACGTTTAGAATTTATTGAGTACTACCTTTCACAAAAAATAAATACTCCATCTCTTGTTATTATAGACGGAATTGCCGATCTTGTAAGTGATGTAAATAATTTAGAGGAATCTAATGCAGTAGTTCAAAAATTAATGCAATGGTCAGCATTATATAATTGTCATATTATAAATGTAATCCATCAAAATTTCGGAAGCACAAAATTAGGAACTGGTCATTTAGGTTCTTTCTTGGAAAAAAAAGCAGAGACAGTTATATCATTAGAAGCTAACACAGTAAATAAAGAATGGGTAACTGTTAAATGTGGAAGAAGCAGAGGTTATGCTTTTGAAACTTTTAGCTTTGAGGTCAATGATGTTGGTTTACCTACTATTGTAGATAACTTATATGATCCTTTAAAAAAATATGTATAGAGATATTTTAATCTTAATAGCAAAAAAACACGAAACTTGGGTAGATATAGTTTGTACTTTTGGATGTAACAGGACTTTGGCAGAAGACATTACACAAGAAATGTATATAAAAATCCAATTGCAATTAGAAAAAGGAACTTTAGATATAATGTATAAAGATGAAATAAATTATTATTATGTCTTTAAAACTCTAAAAAGTTTATTTATTGATTTAAAAAGAAAAAACAAAAATATTACTATGGTTAGTTTTGACGATGCAACTAAACTACAAATTGAACGAAGGAAAAACAAACAAATGTACCATTTTATAGATGAACCAGTTAATTATGATCAAGCAAATAAAAAAATACAAAATGCATTATCTAAAATGTATTGGTACGATAGAAAAGTTTTTGAAATAATTAACTCAGGAGAAAGTATATCTGATTTTTCTAGAAAATCAAAAATCAAATATTATTCTTTGTATTGGACATATAAGAAAGTAAAACAAAAATTATTAAAGTTACTATGAAAATCAAACTTACTACTAAACAAATGGAATGGTGTCAAGACTTGGCAATAAAAAGATCAGGATCAAAAAACCACGCAGAAACTAAAAATAGTATTAATTGTTTTAAAGATAAAAAAGGATGGCATAGACATTATGTAGGAGTTTTAGGTGAATTAGCTTACTCATTATATTCTGGAAAAAAAATGGATTTATCAATTATAGTTATGGGTGATGACGGAACTGACTTTGATAATGGAGTTGATGTAAAAACCTCTGCTTCAAAATACAGACCTGACTTACTAATATTTAAAAAACAATATGAAAGAAAAAAAGCTGACACTTATGTATTAGCTTGGTTGCAATTACCTATAGTAGAATTAGTTGGATCAATATCAAGAAATAAATTTGATCAATACAAACAAATTAAAAACTTTGGTTATGGAGATTCTTATGTAGTATCTAAAACACACTTAAATAAAATAATATGAAATTAGGAGACTTAATATATTACATTACTAAATATACTGGCATAAAATATGTGGTAGATACCTATCACTCATTAAGAGGAACTAAATGTAATTGTGATAAGAGAAGAAAATCCTTAAATAATTTGAAAATAAAACGATGGTAAAATTTAGCAAAAATGATTTTAAAGATTGGGAACAGTTTAGATTGGGTACAAACGAAGTCATCTCAGATAGAGAATTTACATTGGTTTGCGAACTCCACAGCAAATACTACAAACATACATTTTATAAACCCTGCACCTGTAGTAAAGCAGAAATAAAAAGATGGATTAAGGATTTAAATCTCATTTGGGATAATGGGAATAAAGAAGATTAATCAATGGGAAAAAGCAGTTATAATGCTTTTAAATTTTGATGGGTGGGATTTAAAACATACAGGAGATAGTATGTGTAAGTGGGATGCTGAAGGTAAAACCCCTAAAGGTTTTGATTGTGTAATTGAAATGAAATTTAGGAAAAAATACTATGAAAAAAAAATGCTTGAGAAAGACAAGTATGATGCATTAATGAAATTAGATAAAAGTATAATTAAATTATATTTTGTAAATGATCCTAAGGGTAATTTTATGTATTGGTTAAATACTTTACAAATGCCTAACTCTATAAAAAAATATTGTCCAGACACTACAATGTGGACAAAAAAAAGAATACTTAAAGATGTTTATCTTCTAAAAGAAAACCAAGCAAGTAGGATAAATATTAACTTATCTTAAAAAAAAGTTATTCAAAATTTTGTTTATAACTTAATTTGTTTTATATTTGATATATCAATGAGGGGGGAAAGCTTATGAGATGTCAGGTGCGAGTCCTGT